TGGACATCTTCAATCTTCATTGGATCTGGTGGAATTAAGAGCCACTTGTACATGTCCACAACATAGATGTCAAAGGTACTGTCTTCCTTTTGAAGACGCTTGGCGTGAGACGCGGCTTCATCTCGACTCGCAAAAGCACCACGGATCTTGATACCAAACTTATCATTCTTTTGTGGAGCTTCTGGTCCAACAACGGAAAGGCACGCGTAAAGCTGACCTGGAACAGTGGTGTAATCTTGTTCAAGAGACATGTTATGTACTATATACTTCAGAAAACTTTAAGCCAGCTTAAAAGTTTAAATCTTACATAGACAATTGTTACTTGCCCTCCTAAGTATTTAAAAAGGATGCACCTTTTTAAGATATACAATGGAAGAGATTCGCAGAAACCATAACGATGCAAAGCGAGCTCTAATCCAATATACTACGCGAGAAGGTTTCAGTATTTTGGATGTGGGTTGTGGCTTCGGAGGTGATCTGCAGAAGTGGCATAAATGTGGAGCAAACATAAACATGTGCGACCCAGAACCAAGTGCTCTTGTAGAAGCAAGAAGTCGCGCAAAAAATATGCACATGCGTGTAAATTTCTATGAAGGTGATATTCACAACTGCCCAAATAGAAAGTTTGATATTGTGTGCTACAACTTTTCACTTCACTATATTTTTGAATCAAGAGATAAATTTTTTAGTTCAATCCGAGAAATCAAAAAGAGATTGAAACCTGGTGGAAAACTCATAGGTATCATACCAGATTCCGAAAAGATAATATTTAAGACACCTCTCAAAGATGAGATGGGTAACTTCTTCCTCATGAAGGAACATGGTAATGGTGGTTTTGGTGAGAAGTTATTTGTCAATTTGGTAGATACACCATTTTATGCAGATGGTCCAAAGTCAGAGCCCATAGCATACAAAGATCTTCTTGTGACACATCTCGAAGAAATAGGTTTAAAATTAGAACTTTGGGAAGGTCTTACAGGAAATTCCATATCAGAGTTGTATAGCAAATTTATCTTTGTATATAAGAGATGATAGTGTTCGTTGTATTGATACTTATTAATTTGTGGATTCTTAGTCAAACTCGCGAACCCCAGGAACTTGTTCAAGTCAAAGAAAAATATAGAATTCTACGAGAACACCTCCATGAAACAAACAATGAAAAATTCCATATGATTACTCGATGTGTCCCAATCACAGGGATAAATGGAATGAAAGGTACGGTTGGTTATAACACGAATAAAGGACAGGAAATTGCCCTATGTTTGGATGGTTCGGTGAATGATATTTTCCATGTTCTTATTCACGAATTGGCTCATTCATCTGTCAAAGAGTATTCACATTCTGAAAATTATTGGAATAACTACGTAGAACTACGTGACATATGCGTAAATTTGGGTATATACGAAAAGATTCCAGAAAGAAAACCATTCTGTGGTCAACACATTCAGGATAAATAATCTCACCACATATTAAATGAAAACACCGTTAAGTGTTTTGATTATGGTCATTTTGTACTGGCTTGCCATATATGGTATCACTGTAGTGCCACATATGAGTGAAAACTATCATCTCAATTTGGTGTGGATGACGGTGATTGTACCAAATGTTTTGCGTCTTATTGTTGGAAGTATTCCACGACTTGCGGTGGATCGCCTTTTCTTTCTTACAACAACTCTAATTGCTTTGGTGATCACATATGGTGTAAATATGATTTGGGGTGATAGTAAAGATGCAGTGAAAGACTATGGAAGTGACAGAAGCAAAACACTTAAATTGAGTGCTTTGCTCATGACATCATTCGTCACAGGAGCTCTAATTACCTATTATACAGGCATTGATAATTCAATCTATTCAAATATGGGTTGGGAATCGAACAGTGCCTTTTAAGCATTAACAATTTGACCCTTCGCGAAATAGAAGACAATAGCAGCAACCAAACCGGTTGAAGCCAAGCCAACCATGCTTCGGGTTCCTTGTTCGTTAAGGAACTTTGGAACAGAAGTTACTAGCTTGTCTTGAACTGGCTTAGACACCGCAAGAGCCGCGGCAGCACCCGCAATCAAAGCAACCAATTGATCGTCGGTGAGATTCAAAGGATTCTTGCTTTCTGGAGCTTTTTGCTCTTGTTGTGGCATAGCATAACTACCCTGGGGTTGTGGAGCGGTCATTTGTGGCATCATGCCTTGCATTTTGGGCTCATCCATCATCATTGGTGGTTCCATCATGATATCATTAATTGGAGTAGAGTCCATCGTCTGTTTATTTTGACTCACATTTTTTTCGGGTTGTGAAAACGCTTCACGATTTGGTGGTGCTTGTTGTGAATTAGAAACAAAAGTTGTCGTTGGATTGTCATTCAATGATACCATACCATCACCATTGTCTGCCAAATTCAATGTATTTATATCCGTGGACATTTAGTATAGTCTTATGTTTTTGAAAAATCTGAGTGACGCGCCTGTTATTTTGTCTTAGTGATCTTAAGATTTGTCTTCTTAGTAGCCTTTCTTGCATCTTCTTCTTTCTGATCTAAATATTTTGGATTATACATCTTCTTATGGAGTTGCCACAAACTTGGACTACCAACTCTAAATCCTTTGCGAACCGTAGCTTTGTACCAAAATACACAATCAGTAATCTTATTAGATTTAACGGTGTTATCTAATACGAGGCATTCATAGTTTTCTGTACACGCATCCATCACTTTATTGAACATATCAAATGTTGGAAAAATACCAAAGAATGATTTATAGAGTTTTTCTCTATTTTGTATGATGTTTTCCCTAAGTATAAATACATAGTCCACATTTGCACGCAAAGCTGGTGGGAGATCCATTACATACTGCATTGTCAACATGAAAAAGATGTTATAGTGTCTACCATTCATAAAACACTGACGAATACAAGTGTCTTTGAGAAACTTACTATCATACATACAATCATCAAGAAGCATAAAAGCGCCATTATTGGGACTTTTACCTTTTGTACCAACTAATTTACGCTGTCTGGATATTACTCGTTCAATCGCGTCTCTGTCATATTCACCATAAACAAATAGGTCTGGGATAAATTCACCATAAAAATGGTTTCCTTCTTCTGTACCAGATAAAACTATTCCAGCTGGAATATGTTTTTTGTGATACATGATATCTTTCACAAGCGTAGACTTACCGGTATTACGCTTTCCTATAAAGACACACACCCGATCATCACTCATTGTTTCGGGTTTGAATTTCCTCAATTGAAGATTCATTCTACTTTAGTGTCCCGTTTTATTTACCAAAATTTTACTCACATAATGTAGGAATGTCAGGTCGTTTAAGACTTGCTGCCATCGGAGTCCAAGATCAATGGTTAACAGGAGATCCACAATTTTCATATTTCCTGATGAATTTTAGACGCCACACTAAATTTGCAATAGATTATGTCGAAAGCCAGTTTGACGGTGATGTAAATTTTGGTAAAATTATCAATTGTCGAATTCCAAATGATAAAGGTGATTTAGTTAAGAACTTGACCTTGAAGGTTACTTTAAGTGATCCAACACCTGATACGCCTGGGGAAAATGATACTTTCTGGTCACCATCGGTCATATCTCACATGATTGAATACGCCGAACTGCTTATTGGTGGACAAACTATTGAAAAAATTACAGGTGAATATATTTACATGCATCAGCAACTTTATAATACAGATGATGACATAGATCAAACACTTTACTTTTTGAATGGTCATGGTAATATTCTTACATACAGTGGCGAATACAATTACTTTATTGATTTACCATTTTATTTTTATCGTAATCCAAGTTTAGCTATACCAACTTGTGCATTAACTAAACAACTTGTTGAAGTCAGAATAAAAACAAGACCACTTAGTGAACTCATATTTGGTGGAGCTCCCGCGGGTGTGCAGGGTTCTATAAAAAAAATATCAATCGATACAGAATTTGTATTTGTTACAGAGACCGAAAGAAACTTCATGATGTCTAGACCACTTGATTATGTAATAACACAAGTACAAATATCAAATTTTGTAATGAAAGCTGGTGAAAATACTAAATCTGTAATGCTCAATTTTTCTCATCCCGTAAAAGAAATGTTTTTTGTTTCGCAATCAGAAAAAGCTGTAAGGGATAACCACCCAAACAGGTATAATACTTTAACAAATGTTAAACTTCAGTTTAATAACACAGTAGTTTTTGATAGAGATAGAAAATTTCTTGTATATGAACAATCTCTTAAACACCATATAAGTCCTCCAGAGCTTGGAGTATCGACTTACAATCAATCGGAATTTGGTGTATACAGTTTTGCTCTTAAACCGGAATTATACTATCCAACAGGACAAGTGAATATGAGTAGAATAATACATAAACTTTT